TAGCTACTACAATATAGTATTACTTGTTTTTATAGTTTTTTATCTATAGACTTATAGATTTCTACACCTTCGTCAGTTTTTAAGAAAGCCGCAAATGCAGAGTAAGGGTTTTCATCAAAAGGTACATTCATTAATTTTCTACCGTTTGATCCCCACGTAAATGTTCTTTGATCTTGAGATAAGTTAATTATACCTGCTTCAGATGCTCTAATTGCAAAATTACGTAGCATAACGTTTTCGTCATTAGCTAAGTTAATAAACAATGAAGGATTGTTTCGAGCGAATAACAACAAATCTCTTTTAAGTTCTTTAGAACTCATAGTATTTACTTGAGATCCTTTTTCAACACGTAAGATAGCCTCAGCTTGATCTATGTCCATGTGTCTAGCAGCATTTAAAGCATCAATTTGAAGATCTAAAACATCTAGTTCGTCTTCAGCTACCTCTGTTGCGCTAAACTCTTCGTATATTCTACCTTTTAATGGGTGATACAAAGATAATAGTTTTTGCAAGTTTTGCTGTGCTTTTGGTACTTTTAAATCTCCATTAGAAAATCTAATATGACCCATGGTACATTCTCCTTTTTGTTCATCTACAAGTGGAGAATCTTGATTCGTTGCATATCTTATTTCCCTCTGTTTTCCAGATTCTTCATCAAAATAAAGTAACGAATGTTTTCTTGTATGTTTACTAGGTATAGTTAGAGTTAAAGGATTTTTATTACCTTTTAAGTAGTAAACTCTATCTTTAATTTCCCACGTTGGTTCTGTGGGTTTGATTGGTGCAGTTTTAACTGCTACCTCTTGAGGTGCAACCTCAATTGTTTCTGCTGTAGCTTTTTTAGCCATAATATGATATAATTAAATAGTTTAAAATTGTGACATTAGCCATAGTATATAAATAGTAATAGGCTATTGTCATATAAAAAACCCCCACCCGAAGGCAGGGATTATTATTAATGTTGAATCAATTAGATTCCTTTGAAAAGTACAAAGTTGTTAGCAGCTTGAGTCACTAAACATCTTTCAGATAGGAAGTTTACTTCCATAGCATCAAGAGTTGAAGTATAAGCGCCACCAGCAGAACCAGTTAACCAAGACTTCATACGACGATCATCAGCTTGTGAAGCTCTGTATCGCACGTGTAAGAATGGTCGACGAATGTTAGTTCCTAAGATTTGATCGTAAACTGTAGAAGTTCCAGCAGGTACTAATACACCTTCAACGGAATTGATACCTACAATACCTCCACGAGTAGAAGCGTCATTTAAGTATTTCCAGTCAGTCTTATAGAAATCGTAAGATCCTCTACGGAAACCGCTAAATCCTAAATTCAAAGCCATTTCTTCTGAGTTTTCAAATAAACCAAAAGCAGTACCACCGGCAGTTCCACCAGAGATTGCAGCTAGCATATCATCAAAATCTAAAGATGTTTGTCTTTGTAAGAATAACATGTTTTCTTCAATAGCTCCTTGAGTATCTAAATTCTTAAGGATAGCATCAAATTCATCAAGTCCAGCAGCAGCAGTAAATCCTACTTCTACGTTACCACGAGTTTGGATAGCAGAGAATAAACCTTGTGTTCCAGGGTTTGTTCCAGCAGTCGCACCAACTTGGTTGTATTCACCTTCTACCATTGACATTTCTAAGTAATCTTCAAAACGTAAACGAGTTTCAGATTCAGCTTTTAAATACCATAGGTAACCAGATGTTCCGTCTTCAGTTGCAACTTCAACCCATCCGATTTGTGCCATATCAGAACCAGATACTGTATATTGGTTACGGATAATAATTGGAGAGTTAGAATATTGTGTGAAAGAAGGATCAACACTTACTCTTGTGTTAGCGGCTTGAGCACCAGCTCCTGCAGCTACACCAGCTAAGTTAGAACCTTTTGCGTAATCAGAACCATATACAAAGATCTTAAGACCTGTATTAGTGAATCCTTGAGCAATAAGTCCAACGTTTGTATAAGATTGGTAAGTTACATTTCCACCTACACCTGTAGTTGATCCAGTAATATATCCTTTATCTTCTAATCCAGTAGCAGGATCTAATACAACGATTGTATCAGAAATAGAAATTACATTAGTGTCAGCACCTCCAACAGTTAAAATGTTGTCAGTAGCACCAACAGCTCCATCTGCTCCAGAACCAACGCCTGCGTAAGAGATGTGTAATCTATTTTGTTCAGACCAAATTACTTGATCAGAAGTCATTGGCATTTCAGCTCCAACCATACGTAAGAATCCAGATAAAGTTCTGTTTCCGTAACGCTCTACTTCTTGTTCGTAGATTTCAGGTAAGTACTGTTGTGCGAAGTCATTTGCGCCATTGTTAAACTGTAAGTAGTTAGATGGCAACAAAGCTTGTACTTGAGATGGGACAATAGACCCAAATTGAGGAGTTAAACTCATAATTGTTTGTTTTTTTTAGTTAAATTTTCTTGTTTTTATTTTTAATTTTGAAGAATCACTACCTGAAATAGCTTTAACTTTAAACCCGTTTACAAACACATCACCTTGTTGAGACCTAGCTTTGGTGTCACTTAGGTTTTTTGATTTGCTCATAACGTCTTTAACGGCGTCAGCTTTTCCTTGCTCATAAAAATGAGAGGCAATTTTATCTACGTTGTCAGCTGCATACATAGCTTTGTGATAACCTTTCGTGTCACTAACATTACCATCAGAGTCTAGGAACTTCCCGACAAGGTTGTTAATATTTGATTGGTTTTCTGCAACTTTTTCACGGTTTTGAATGTTGTACTTATAGCTCTTGTCACCGACTTTAATATCGAAACCTTCGAAATCATCGTTGAAAAGTTGTTTAGTACTTTCTTGAAACTGTGAATGTTGTTGCTCAGCTACTTCTTGCTGCTTGTTATATCGGTTGAAAAAGTCAATTGCTTTTTGAGAATCAGGATTTACGTTTGATCTCAACTTGATTTCATCGTAATATTTGTTTTTCGTTTCCTCTAAAAAACCTTTTGCTTTTGCAACTTCTTCTTTAAACGCAAGTTTTTTCTTACGTATATCTCTTTCCTCTTCTAGGTCTTCGTCATAGTCAAAATCTTCTAAAAGAAGTTCAACATCTGAATTATCTAAATAAGGTTTATTTTTTTTGTAATACTCTTTTAACAATGTTTTTTCATCTACATTAGAGTAATCGGCATTAAGCCTTGTGTAATCTTCAATTGTTCCACCAGTTTCTTCCATAAAGCTAACTAGTTTTTCAATGTTTTCAGGTAATTGTTTACCTAAAACTTTTTCATCTCTTAGAGCTTCTTTAACTTCAGCTTCTACTTTAGCTACTTCAACTTCTTTGATTGGTGTAAACTCTTCAGCATCTTTGACGGGCTCTTGTACTTGTTCTCCCACCTGAGTGCTATCTCCGGATGGTTCTTCCACAAGAACTTCCTTTGTTTCTCCGATTTGAATGGCATCTTCTTTTGGTATTACCACCTTGGTAACCTCTGCTGGAACCTCTACTAAAGGTTCTTTGATGTTAACTTTAACAGGTTCACTGCTTGGTGTTGTTAATTTTTTTGGAGTTTTCTTTTTAATTTTAAACTCACCTTCCTGCTTAACAGGTTCATTTGTTTTTACTTCTGACATAATATAATATAATTAAATAATTGTTTACTTTCTACATGAAAGCTTGCATACCCATATCGGGTTCGTTTTCAAAGTCTTTAGGTAAGCTATCGTTTTGTCTTTGGCTTATCATTTCACTTTGTTGTGTAGCTTCCATTTTGCTACGTTTATCTTTTCTATCTTCTATAGCTGATTCTTTTTGCTGCATAGCTTGAACTTCAATTTGCTTTAGTTGCATATCGTATTCAAACTTTTGCTGCATTTTAATTTTTTCTAAATCAGCTGCTATTTGCATTTTGTTTATTTCCATTTGAGTTCTAGCTTGTTCGTATTGAACTTTAGAACCTGATATAGCTTCTTGCTTTTGAACTTCAGCCATAGCTGTTTTTTCAGCAGTACTAGCTTGAGCATCTGCTTGAGCTTGTATATTAGCTTGTTGATTAGCTTGATCTTGAATAGCTTTTTGCTTACGCTTAACCTTAAGCATTTGGTTGGCTAGTTTAAGATTTTTAATTTGTCTTAAATCTATAGCGTCTTCAAGGTCTATACCGCCTTGACCCAATGCAACCTGTATATTCTCTTCTAACTTAGCTTGCTCTTCATCATCTGGCTCTAATTCTAAGAATATACCAAAGTCATATAAGTTTAAATCAACAACTTGCTGTAGTGTTTCAACGTTAAAAGTTGATATAGAATTCTTAAGCGACTCAGCTGTTAATGGGAAATATAAAGCATCTGCTATTTTAAGAGACACGTTTTCCGCTAGCTTTAATGTAAGATATAAACTAGCTTGCTTAATATGTCTAGTTGCAACGTTAGACGCGTTAGCAGCCATTTTTTGAAGACCTACTAAAGAGTTTTTATCTTGTGAGCTTCCATCTCTAGCTTCGTTTAATCCGGTCACATCGCGTATCATTTGTAAATAATATTGATACGTTTGTATAAGCGCTTGTATTTTACCAAGGCCGCTTGAGCTATTAAGTTCTTGAATAGGTACTTTACCTGGATTCATATCACCGTCTTGCGTCATTGATCTACCTACAATAGAACCTGTTTGGAAATACATATTCAAAGCCTCTGCAGGATTATAATTAGTACCATTTCCAAGATCAACCTCAGCTAAACCGTCCATATCTAAGTAGACACCATCTGGTACCATTCTAGACATTACCTGTTGCAATTTAAGATGTGTTAGCTGAATCATATCTGCAAACCCAATACATTTACTTACAACAGACTCTATGCGTCCCTTATACATTCTAGGAGCACATATCGTGTAATTCATTTCAACCTTAGTTGTGTCTGCCATTGGTCTAGACATGTTCTCTGCTAAGCCCCAGTCTAATATAGTGTTAGTTCCTAAAACTTTTGCGCCAGTGTATAAAACCTCTATTGATCTAGACACTCTTTCAAAGTTGTCATTTTCAGGCGGATCAAATGTATCTGGCTTTTCTAAAGCTTTTAATAAACCTGAATCTGTTTGTTTTATTTTAAATACTTGATTGTGGTAAGTCTTGTATTCAAAGTACATAACTTGTACGGTGTTTTCATCGTAATTACCCCAACCTGTTATATATTGTCTATTTCCAGGTGTTTCTTGTATTTTCTTTAATTCTTCTTCTGATATACCAGGAAACTCTTTTTTAAGCTCTGGTATTGTTATAGACTTTACTTCGCCTACATAATATATATCCTCAAAGTTTGGATCTTCTGTATATGAGTAAACCATATAAGCAGGATCAACGTAGTCAACAGTAATTCCTTCAGCTGTATTAAAGTTAGTTTTACCAGCAGCAATACCAATAGTTGTAAGATCCATATTTAACCTACGTCTTACAAGATCATATTTATTTTGAGCAAATACAGTTGATATAGCTTCTTCTTCTGCTATTTCAATTGATTGCTTGTAACTAAGCTGCATATGTAGTTCAAGCTCTTCTTTAGATTCTGGAACTACAACTCCACTTGGTGATTGATGTAAGTCAATACCTAACGTTTGCTTTAAACTATCTAAATATTCTTTAGCAACCATGTCCTCTTGAAGCTTGCTTGCATATTCAGTTCTTCTTTTAACTGAGCTAGGATCTTGAGAGTAAGCTTTAATATCATAAGACTTTTGTGATATACCGTTAACTACTATGTCTACGAACTTAGATAAAATAGGTACTGGTTTCCAGTCTAAATTAAGATAAGACAAATCACCGTTAATAGATAATTCATCTTTATATTTTTGTACAGGCTGTTCACCTCTAGCGTAAAGTCTTAACGAATGGAAATTATTCCAATTAGTTAGATATCTATTACCTCCAGATCGCCCTTGGTCAAACCACTCATACTCTATTGCTTGAGCAACTTGAGTTCCGTATTCCCAGCTAGCTTTTTCAGCGTCGCTTACTACTTGGCTTGGAAAAGCGCTATTGGTGTTAGTGTATATACCCATTTAACTTATTATTTTTGATGTGACACCTTTGTTGTCGTATTTTTTAATTCCTAAATCTACAGCTTCTCTTCTAACTGGAGCAGACGGAGCGTATCTATTTTTATTACAAGCCATTAAAGCAAGTCCAGAACTAATAGAAGCATCATGCTTTGTTCTGTTGTTTATATTAAACTTCGCCCAGTCTTCTAATGTTCTTTGAAAGTACATATCACCGTAGCCTGTAGTTTTTAAACCTACAAAATCCTCTATATAAGATTCAATTGCAGCGGCGTGTGCTTGTTTTATATCTTCACTTGAATTTGGTATTCCACCAAGCTCTCTTTCTGTTACTGATAATTTATTATATTTTTTATCTGGTCTATTTATAGAGAACTTTCTATAACCTCTTCTTTTTAAATGATATAATAATCTAGGCTTATTATTCTCTGCAAGTATTGGCATACCATAAAAAACCAAAGCCATTAAAACATCTTCAAAAAATATTTCAGCGGTTTGTGGTCTAGCTATGTATTCTAAAAAGAAATGGTTTGGAGGCACATCCTCCATGCTAAACTTAGTTAAACCGTGTAAAGATCCATTTGATCCTCTTTTATCAACTGTACCTGATATATCGTAGCTATCACAGCCAAAA